AGAATTATGATGATTTCAAAAATAAAATGATGGAAATTAAGCTTGAAAGAAAGCTCCTTGATTTCTTTGGAATGGATACTACTCTAGATGTTTCTCAGAGAATATACCGAGTAGACCAACGTAAGCTATTAAATAACAGTAATGAACAATTCCGTATCCATGCGTGTGATGATAGCCTATTAAATGATGCCAGATCGCTTGTCAGTAAACCATGGAAATGTACTGCTCCATCTAATATTGTTTCTGAAGTATTACGCACCTGCGCTGGTGTTAGAAACCTAGATGTAGAACCCAGCACACCAATCCGAGATTATATTGCTGAGAATATTCATCCATTTCAGGTGGTAGCACAGCAGGCCAATGCTGCTCTAGCTAATGGTAATGACCCATCGTTTGTTCATTACATGACATATAAAGACTTCGGTACACACCATTTCAGGTCAATTTATTCACTTACTAAAGAAGCACCACCAATTAATAAGCCATTCGTATTTGCTGAAACAGGCGCGGCCTCTGGTTATGGTAATCCACTTAGTATTATGACCTATAGTTTTCCATGTGATTTTGACCTATTATCTGATATTCTGAATGGTATTGATACAGATGGTAAATTTATTAGCTCAGGTATCTTTGGCAATCTTCTTGGCGGTTTCTTTAGTTTATTAGGCAATCAATCTACCGGTTGCGGATTAGGCGGTGGTAATATGAATATTGGTAAGACTAATTACAATACAGAAAAAGCTCAAGACCAGTGCCCGTCAGAAATTGAGAAATATCTATTAAAAAGACAGGCTAGAATGTCATTACTAGAACAAGACAAAATAGCTCTATCTCTCACAGTACCATGGAATCCAATGCTTCACGCTGGTAAAATGATCGATGTTGAGCTACCTAGAAAAGGCGTCGAAGCTTCTGCTGGGCGCGAAGATAAATTACTATATGGTTCTGGTAGATATTTAATTGTTAATTTAACTCATTCGATTAAAAATGGTGGTTTCTCGACAACTACTATGGAATGTGTAGCGCAGACAGCAGGGCAGGGAATAGTATAATATGAGTAGACCAAAAGATCCTACAACAGAAAATAGCTTATTATGTGGTATATGTGTCGGTGGACATGATGCGGATCCAGATCCAAACCAAAATGGACTATGCCGAGTTTATTTGCCACAAGTCCACGGTGATAATGTAAAAGAAGGTGATCTAGGTTTTTCTGTCGTAGTTATGCCTCCAAATCAGGCCGGTGCTACTCAGTTTAATGGAGTGGTAGATCCTGGTCAAGCTTTATTGTGTATGAAGAACGGGCCGCCAGGCGATTCCACATTGATTGTTCTCGGTTCAATACCAACAAATAGACAAGACGGCGGTATGAAGGGTAATAGAAATTTAATGGAGTTTAATGCTCCTAAAAAAGCGGGTGCTACCGAATTAAATATTAGTATTCCACCAAATGTTAAAGAGGTAACGTCAGGCGGCACTCGAATTCGTCAAATACAAGAAAAAGGGCAGAGACATAAGCATGACCTATTGAGAGGTATTCCATCTCACGGAGCATCATATAATCTAGCTGGTATGCCATTAAAACAAATAAACAGCGTTTCTACGGCCACACAGTCTTTCAGTAATATTCTGACTGGTTCTATGCTTTCTGGTTTACCTGGTGCTAATTTCTCAGTTGGTTCTATTTTATCATCGCTTACCTCATCCGTAGCTGACGAATTATTATCTTCATTATCACCTGAATTAGCTCAGGGTATACAGAGTATGTTTAATTTAATGCAATCAATGGAAGTATCTGAGGGTGGTGGCTTTGCTACAGCGGGTAAGGTAGATCCAACTACATACTTGGCCAATGCCGTTTCTCTATTAAAAGGTAATCAGTCTCTTGGTGAAATAATTACCAATATGCAACGCCTTCAATATGACACTTCATTATTTGGTCTAGATAAATTGGCCTCTACACCATTTACTATTCCTACCGCTTTTGGTGATATATCTATGGATCTATCTGCTACTGGAGCAATTAAGATAACAACTCCGGAGGCTGTACAGAAATCAATTGATGCGTTTGGTAGTTTAATGTCTTCTGGTGCTGGTTTTCCTGGTGCTTCTCTTGGTAATATGTTTGGCAATTCTTCTAAGGTTATGTCCGATATGTTTAATAGACTGCCGCCCGAATCGCAGACAGTAGCAAAGAGTATGATGGAAAAAGTAATTGCTCCAGGTACCAAGGCTCAGACACTATTAAATAGAACAAATCAATTAGCACACCAAGCAACTAATATTTTTTCAGTATTAACATAAGAAAGTGATGAATAATGGGCGTTTATAAACCACCAGGCAATCCTAAGAATGTAACACCAACTGATTGGTCTGGTCCGCCAGATGCTAGAGATACTGGTGGTGAATATCCAAATTATAATGTAATAGCCAAGACTAAATCAGGTCATGTCATTATGACTGATGACACCAAAGGTAGTGAGCATGTAACTATTCAACACCGCGGCGGTTCTATGATCCAATTTATGCCTGATGGTGCTATATCATTTGGCGCACAGAATGGAATGTATCAGATTATATTTGGTGAGAATAGAATGCTCATCACTGGCGCTCAGGATATTACTGTTCAAGGCGGTGGTAGCTTATATGTAAAAGGCGATTATAATATGACTGTGGAAGGTAATCATAATACCACCGTCGTTGGCGATATGAACTTGACAGCTAAGAATTTAAATCAAACAATTCGTGGTAATATGGACACTACTGCCAAGGAAATGTCTACTAATATTGAGGGATCAAGTAAGATTACATCTCAAGGTATTACCTCTATTGTATCTGATGGCGGCCTATCTCTAGTGTCTACCAGTGATTCCGTAGCTCTTGGCGCAAAACAAAGCGTCGGAATTAAATCAGGTAGAAAAATGATGATAGAAGCTGGAAGCAGTATGCATGTTAAATCTGATACCGCCATGAACCTACAGACCGGTGCGAAGTTATCACTAAAAGCTGGCTCTATTGCTGCTGATGGTTCCGATGGCGCACCTAATATTCTACTTGCTTCTGGTGCTTCTGTCGATGCCGATTCTACCGAAGTATCATTTAAGAAACCAACATCACCTGCTAGAGAAACATAAATAATCACATGGCACAACCAATAGTAGTTTCAAGATCACCAGACTATTCCGATTTAGATTTGGATTTCATAGCACATCCCACAACAAAGGATGTGACTATTAAGACTGGCGCGGATGCTATCAAGCGTTCGGTTCGCAATCTTATTCTCACAAATTTCTATGAAAAACCTTTTAGACATGGTGTTGGTTCTAACGCAGTTAAATTACTATTCGATAATATGTCTCCGCTTGTTTCTAATTTCTTAGAGAACGCTATATATGAAGTCATTCAAAACTATGAACCACGTGTGGAAATTATAAAAGTTACAGTCCAACCAGATTACGATAACAATGGATACACAGCAAGACTTGACTTTATTGTTCTCAATAGAAATCAGCCACTGACCACCACCATATTTCTAGAAAGAGTCCGCTAATGGCAGCTAATACAACGCTAACAGTTACCGATCTTGATTTTGATTCAATCAAGAACAACCTCAAGACATTCCTAAGAAGCCAGTCACAATTCCAGGACTTTGACTTTGAAGGTTCAGGCATGAGTGTTTTGCTGGATCTTCTAGCATACAATACTCACTATAATGCCTTCTACCTGAATATGATTGCCAATGAAATGTTCCTTGACACTTCGAAGCTGCGCCAGTCTACCGTATCTCATGCCAAGCTAATCAATTACGTGCCAGAAAGTAGTCATGGCGCGGAGGCCAAGCTTAACATTAGAGTGACTCCCTCAACAAGTGAGGATCAAAATACCAGCAGTCTAACGTTAGACAAGTATACCAGGCTCTTTGGCGGCGCCCTTGATGGTGTTAATTATCCATTTGTTGTCTTGGATTCTTATACAGTTAATAAAGATGGGAATTCATTTTTATTCAGCAATGTTACCATTAAACAAGGTGAAGTTGTTACTCGCCAGTTCCTAATGGATCCAACAAACACCAAGAGAAGATTTGAAATTCCTTCAGAAAATATCGATCTCAATACAGTAATTGTTACTGTTCAGGAGTCAGCAGCAAGTACCAATACCTCTGTTTATAATATCGCAGAAGACTTGACTGAAATCACAAGAGATTCGAAGGTATACTTTATTGAAGAAAATGAAGATGGAAATTATAGAATATACTTTGGTGATGATGTAATCGGTAAGAAGCCAACAAATGGCAATATAATCAACGTTACCTACATCGATACATTGGGTTCTATCGGCAACAAGATATCATCATTTTCCATGGCAAACACTATTGGTGGATTATATAATGATAATGTTAGCGTATCTTCTACCAGCTCGTCCTATTCTGGATCGGAAAAAGAAACAATTGAGCAGGTCAAGTACCGCGCACCATATTTCTACTCAGCACAGAACCGCGCTATCACCACATATGACTATGAAACACTAATTACCAAAGACTATCCAAACATTGATTCGGTAGCTGTATGGGGTGGTGAAGACAATGTTCCTGTTGTTTATGGTAAGGTATTCTTATCACTGAAGACTAAGGAAAACTTCTTTCTAACCAATTTGGAAAAAGAAAACATTAAGAACACTTTGATTGAAAACAGAAATGTTTTAACTGTTACGCCTGAAATTATTGATCCTTCGTATACATATATCCTTGTTCGCGGATCAGCATACTACGATGCAACTTTAACTCAATATTCAGCGGCTCAAATTAGAAGCTTTGTTGTGGCTTCTATTGAAGATTACAAGACAGATTATCTTGGTAAGTTCAAGTCTGGCTTTCAAAAGTCGGTAATACAACAGTATATTCAGGACTCAGAAAAATCTATCACTGGTTCCGATATCAAAGTTATACTCCAAAAGAGAGTTCCGATCACTCTAAATCAAACAAAAAGCTATACGGTTGACTTTGGAGTACCTATAAAAAAAGGCGATTTCAATAGCTCGATTTCATCTTATCCTTCATTAGGTATTGTCGATACAAACTTTATCACAAGGCAAGTATTTTTCGAAGAAGTGCCATCAATAAACTCTGGTATTGAGAAAATTGATATTATAAATGGTGGTGTAAACTATACTACAGTTCCAACAGTTACTATTGTCGGTGATGGCACAGGCGCAACAGGTATAGCTAAAATCTATGGTGGTAGAGTGACTTCAATCGAAATGACAAATAGAGGTTCTAACTATACAAGAGCCTCTGTGTCAATATCAGGAGAGACAGGAATAGGCGTAGTTGTAGAACCTATTCTCCAATCTCGCATTGGCACTCTTAGAACATATTATCTAAATGAAAGTGGAGAAAAGATATTCGTTAATAGTAATGCTGGAACAATAGACTACGATAATGGTATTATTGTTCTTACATCGTTGTTGCCAGTGTCAGTAGCTTCAAATGCTTATTATGAACCAAATGTATTGACGATAAATACATTTGTAGAAAAAGAAATTATTACCTCTATCCGAAATAAGATTATAGACATTGATGTTGATAATCCACTCTCATATCAAATAGAAATTGTTTCAGCATAAAAGATGATCAGCAACAACAAAATATCAAATCTAGTCGCGTCTCAAGTTCCATTCTTTGTTAGGAATGACCATGAAAACTTCATTGCTTTTGTGGAAGCTTACTATGAGTTCCTAGAACAGCAAACGGGTGTTGTGAATGTCTCTAAGAACCTATTAGATCAAGCAGATGTTGACTTGACTGATATCTTTGTTGAGAAGTTCTACGATAACTTTCTTCCATTTATTCCAAAAAATACTGCTGTAGATAAAACTCTCATTATAAAACACATCAAGGATTTCTATCGTTCTAGAGGTACCGAGAAATCTATTCGATTCCTTATGAGAATCTTGTTCGATGAAGATGTGGAGTTCTATTATCCACAAAAAGACGTTCTGAAAGTCTCTGACGGCAAATGGTTCCAAGAAAAATCTGTTAAAATTACAAATATAAGAGTTGAAGGTATTGCCAATAATGAATTAGGCATAGAAACTAAATTCATTAACAGAAGAATTACAGGCGATACTTCAAATGCCTATGCGCTAGTTGAAAGAACTTCATCATACTACGAAGGCACTTCTCTTGTTCGTGAACTCAAATTATCAAATCAATATAGAGATTT